GTGGGCCAATCGGAGGAGACCCACCTTGCTGTGGCAATCCCACCTTTGGTGCATTCACGTTTTCTCCTGGTGCGGTAAGGCCACCTCCCTTTTGGCTAATATCACGTGCAGTTGCCTTATCCAACTTAGGCAGACTCATTTGCTCTCGTAGCAAATCTTCAATGCCTTCATCGGGAGTAATCAACTTGGCACCAACCAAGTTCCGCAATGCAAAGGTCATGGTTCTAGTGTCTTCCCATTCACCCATACGGCGTACCCGTAACTTGGGATATCCGCTTTTGCGCAGGAAGTTGATATCCACTAAATCTTTGATTAGCCACTTATTAATAGTGGCCGCGATAACACCTTCAGCAACGTACCTAGTGGACTTATAGAAGGTGTCCATGCTTTCTTTGCTGACCAGGGCAGTGCCCATGAATGCAGCCAGGATAGCTTCATAAATCTTCTTATCGTGATGTTCAATGGAAGGAATTGGGTCTACCGGCTGACCTTCGAGCTTGGCGAAGAAAATCTCCCAGTTATTAGGGCAGGTAATATAGGCCCGCTCATTGGCTCTAAGGTTACGGCCTAATTCCTCGGCAATAATCTTGTCCTGTGGCGTGAAGCCAACAGGTAACTTAATAACCGGAACACCAATGCCATGACGTTCTTTCTGAATGGCATCGATTTTGTAAAGAACGTCCTTGAAATACCAATGCTTGAAAGCTGAACGCAAAATGGAAGTACCTCTAAGGTCTCCACCCTCCATTTCGAAAACTATCATTAGCACTTTAGAATATGGTATTTCAATTTTGTCATATATACTTTGTCCGTTTAATGGCTCCATGGTAAGACCGATCATCTCCCCATTAGTTGCATAATCCCACCCTTGAATGTCAAGTGGGTGGAGTGGTGTGAGCCGCTTTAATTTAATTTTGCCTGACGCAAAATCAGGTTCCCAGACTTTTTCAAAAGCAAAGAACCCATAGTCAATACTGCGCAAACAATCTTCAATAAATCGCTGCCATGTGGTATCGAGCCAGTCAAATAGGCAACTTTCCACAAATTTCGCGATATTTTGGTCTAAAACGGATTCACTGGCTGGCTCGATATACCATTCGCCACCCTGAATTGGGGTTTTAATAATTCGCAGCGCACCGCGAACAGCCCCATCGTTTCGGGACATATCATAAAAGGTTCGCAGGCCGCGCTTATCCCGAAGTTCAGGTACATTTTCCAAACGCGTCCAAGCAGTGAACGGACTCGGATCAACAAAACCCATCTCCGCAAAGCCAGAACTTGCATCAAAGACTGTAGGGCTTCTATCAGCGAGAATTACGTATGATCCTTCGACAGGGTCATAATGCACGTCGACTACATCGTGGGTGCGCAGTAAACTGGCCAGCTCTGCCTCTTTGGCCTGCTGGTGGCCTTCTAAAAGAGCAACAGCATCTTCATGGCTGTCAATATTACCCATTAGCGCAATACCACCAATACTCATACGCTGGCAACAGTCTGTCTCAAGATTTTCGACACGTCAAGCATCCACCACTACATATAGTGGTCAAAAACGCTGGCCGCCCAATGTGACAAAACCACTAGACGACAAATTAGGAAATCGTTCCACGAAACTATTACCGCTAATGTATCCACTATCACTAAGTCCGGGTTTTAAGGTATTAGGATCAATGACATCTGATAGCCTAGTGCGTGCGCCCAGTATGAAAATGTGTACTAATCCATATCGTATTGCATCCATGGCATGGTCGTCATTCTTTTTAGCATCTTCTCTAGGGTTTCGATCAGCCTTGCCTGTGTCCTGAGATTTGTAGTTGTTGAATTCTCTAATGGTATTTCGACAGCGTGGATCGACGGTTAAACCTGGAACTCCATTTTCTCGCATCTTCAAGCTTCGTTTAACTGTCTCAACACCCTCCCGCCAATTCTCCTTACTCACAGGATCGGCTAAGGTAGGACAAAACTCACGAGACAGTTTCTCTACAGCTTCTGGGTCTGCGGCATCTCCAAAACATAAATCAATCTTATATCCAGGAGGCTGAATTCTATGTTGCATTAAAAATATGTGGTCGTCCATAGTCATATTTGGCATGTAGTGTTCTCGCCATATATGAATGGTGTCCTGTGGGCCAATCTGAAATTCAATAGCTGCCAACGGGTTTACGAAACCAAAATCAAAAGCTATGTAGTTAGGCCAATCTGGTCTGTACTCATGTTTAACCACATGAGTCTTTTCCACAAACTCGCCATAAATCTTACCGCTGAAGCTAGTGAAGTCAGCGCCTATCTCCTGCAAAAACCAGTCGTTAGACATAGTCTTTTGCATTCTTATAATCTCTGGGTCGTCTGCACCCGTTGGGTAAATTATCCGGTTTTCCCAAGATGGGTACTGCCAAGATTCGTAGTCCGGGAATTCTTCGTTCATACCTAACTGCCATAGCTCATAAACCCAGTCTTGTCCGTGCGGAGTAGTAGTGAAAATAGCGCTTCCGCGTTTATCGCTTAAGGCAGGTTGCAGAAATCTTTCCCAGGTATCTTTGGTGTGCTTACAGGCTTCACACATGACGACGAGGTCAAGACCGTCACCAACCAATGTGTCCTTCCGGTCAGCCGATTTGACCTCAATCTTAGTGTCCCAAGGGAACTCAATGAACATACTACCTTGCTGAAGGTTATAGCTCCTCCGTATCTCATTATCTTTACCAAACCCCAGCTTGACCATCATATCTTGCCAAATAACTCTAAATTCCTTCTCTCCAAGCGCATAAGTGCTACCTACAAGCCACACTCGCTTACCAGGAATCAAAAGCAGCGGCTCAATATCCTTAGCCGTCATTTGCGTCTTACCAAAACGACGACCACACACAGCAATCTTAAATCTTGCTAAGCTCTTATGGAATCCCCACTGAGCCTCATGCGGTTCGTAGCCTATCTCCTTAAAATAAGCAGCCTTATCAATCACCTTCCCCATGGTTAATACCTCAATTCTATAAATAAAAACCAGTGTGCTCAATGTCAACCTTGGCCATGTATTCAGTAGTCACGGTGACCACCTTACTTACTATCTGACCTTGGTCGTCGAACCTTCTAATTATCGTTTCTACTTGCTGTGCCTCAACTAATTCACTCTCATCCTGCTCTTCCATATTTTCCCTTATTCTGGGTTAAATTGACCTATATTAACATATTCCATCCATAATTCATATTCTTTTATGTCTTTTTCTATACTATTAATCTGTCCCAAAAGACTCGCCCGCATGGCTTCTACCGTTGAATCTCCACCAGGTCCAATGCCAGCCAACTCAGCTCTAAGAATTCTTATGTTGCGCTCCGCTAACTTTACACCATAACCATCCTCTATTTTCATACAACACCTACAACCTTTAAGCCATTCTTTCTCAGTACTCTTAGGTTTTCACCTAACAGTAATTTCTGCTCCAAAAACTGGTAATCACTCTCTAATAATCTACCTTTAGGTTTCCTATTCCATCTAACTTGTAAACTTCTTGTTATACCTTCATCATCTATATAACTAGAGCGTACTACCCAGCCGTCTATACCTTCACCAATCAACTCACGCTTGAAATCTATCATTTTATTCCTAACCATCGTAATCTAGCGATTCATAAATTCATCGCACCAGTATTATCGCTAATCTCTGGTTCTGGTACTCCCTCTACTTTTATCAAGTGCTCTTCGTTCATGTTCCCACCTTATCGTGAGTCATCATATGTTGAACATATTCACTTAACTTAAGAGCTGGGTCACAATAATGGTCTTCCATTACCGTCCAATAAAAATCACCTTGCTCACCTACAGCTAAATGCATGTGACAGCCAACGCAGTATGTAGCACTATAAAATTTTGGGCTCCTAGCATATGTTTCGGCTAATGCCGAACTCATAGTGGTAACGGTCCCACATTTAGCATGCCAATAACTCTTGCGTACCGGTCGGACGAAACCTTTAGCAATTTCTTCACCACTAAGAACTAAGTATGCTTCAGCCTGCGGCACTGGCTCCTTATCTTCTCCGTGGGTAAGTCTGGGGTCATTCGGATCGGTAACTAGCTCAGCCATCACAACACCTCCGAATCCGGATTTACAGTAATCATGTTACTTGTCTTAAAAAACGTTGGGTGAGCCGCTATAAAGCTACCCAAAATATCATAAAATGCCTCTATGAAATCCATTTCATAGAATTCTGCATATCGTTCTATGTATTCTACATACTGCGGTTCTAGTTCAATATTCATCCCTCACCCCAAATGTATATTAGTATGATAACGTTCACTCAGAAGTTGTTCATACATTAATGCTTCACGCTCTGCATAATCAACTAATACCTCCAAAAACTCCTCATGTGTAATAATGCCTTTATCTATTAGCAAGTGCAGTAACGCACCATTATTCAACAATGAAGAATTAACTCCGACCCGCAAACTCTTAGGTGTAACATCTTTCGGGTCAATCTCCATCTTGGCAGCAACACCAGATTGCACCTTGTGCATGGCAGCCAAATACCTACGCTCCAGGTCTTCAATCATCTACCGTTCTCCTTAGGTATATACATTGTGGTGTCTACTTTTATGTCGTTTTCCTTTAGATACTCAATTATCTCAGTCAGTTCTATGTGAGAATAAATAACTTCACCACCTTTAATAGCTACCCATCGCCCTATGTATTGTCTCAAGGTTTCTACATTAGGGTATTTCATCATCTTCATCCTCAATCTTTAACTCAGGACATGAATCGCAACATACTTCACATCCATCAAATATCGCAATACTACATAAACCGAAATTTGGCCTTAACTTATTATGTCTTGAACAACATTCAATCATCTTTCGCTCACCCAAACTGTTTTCATATGGTTAGTTTTCACCGACAAATCAATATAAATAGGAATGCCTACCGTGCCCAAACGGTAGCAGAAACTTAAATCTTCACTAATCCGCATGGGCTTGTCCTCGCCCCGCTGTGGATACGAAACCTGGTCAAACCAACAATCTCCATAGTCCTTACGGACTAACTCCAACGCCCGTCGACTAACTAATATACACCCAGTACCAGTTGCAGCAACCTTATGTAACTTTCTTGGTCCGCTTTTATCGTTTTCTCTACTGGGAGGATAGGGGCTTATTAATAGAGGTTGTGGACTTGACACAGCTTGGTCCAATGAATTATGCGACCGTGGCACATATTGTTGAACGCCAGTTTTTTGCTGGTTGGTATTATTGTCATCTTGATTTGTTTGGGTTTTTAACCCCAGATCTAGGTATATAGGTTTCGGATTTGAGTCAGGTAACTCTAGAGTATCTTTATCCTGTTCAGATAGCTGGTCTTCTTTTAATTCATCTTTATCTATGTCATCAATTGGCGTGTAGTGAAGGAATCCATCGGCTTGTTGCACCAGATCATATGCCACTAGGTATGACTTTGTCACGAAGCCACCTAGTCCATCTGGGGCAACTGGGCCAAGACCGTAGGTGCGGGCTCCAACTGCATCTAATTCGTGTTTCAATAACCTTTGTGGTGTATCTGGAGCAAAACCCATATCACTATCAATCCACCACAAGTGGGTAGCATCAGTTTTATCTAAAAAGTACTCAACCAGCTGGTTTCGAGCATCCACCAATCCCATGGTGTTTGACTTAGATGATATGTGGTTAGGCATAAGATCCGTATTATCCAAGGACATCATTGATTGGTAGAAATTGAACCCTACGTATTTGGCATCGTGAACATACGCTACTTGTATTTTTGGCATGACCCCAATATATAGGTGTTTTGAGGCTGGTCAATAGTGGTTGTATATACTAGGTTAACCAAGTGGTTTTTATAGTCCTCCTATATACTATGTTAACTAAGTGACTTAGTCGACAATGCGTGCAACAGCCGAACGGAGCTCAAGAACCCTGCCGCAGTCCGATTTATCATATTTTTTCATAAAAAATATAGTTAATTCCTTTTTGTAACTTTAGTATACTATGTACATGTTCATACCAAATGTCCGTTTTGTATTGGTATATATGCATGTGTATGGGTCCATACCATTTACATGTATTTGTCCGTTTCATATGCATATGTGTGTAATGCCTTGTTTATACTACTATGTGGTATTATGCTATATTACGAGTTATTTGTATGCATATGTCCGTTTTATACTACAATGCGCGTTATATACTGATATGTAACTATTAGTATATTATGTCCATTTTATACTGATTTGTATATTTAATATGCATTTATATGTATTTGTCATATTATATAACGTTTATATGATTTCGCCCTATATGTCCGTTTCGTAAATATTGCCCTTTTTATACACATTCGCAACGTTTATGTGTATTTGTCCGTTTTACACCAGTATGTAACTATTACTATGATTCGCCATGTTTACATGTATTTGTCCGTTTCACCCACATTTGTAACTATTAGTATACTTCATATGCATTTGCTATATTTCACCCTATTATGTAACTATTAGTATGATTCGCCCTATTCGTCCCGTATGTCCGTTTCATACTGAAATACACGTTTTGTAATGTTTGTGTGCATACACATGTATTTGCCCTATTTGCTATAATTTATATGCATACGAGCGGTAGTTACCAATATGTCCGTTTTATATGTATTTGTACCAGTTCCACACATATGCCGGATTTATTGGGATATTTCACCATATGTCCGTTTTATTATGTTTCATACCGTTTCAAACTATTTCATCCTGATATGTAAAGATTGCTCCGTTAAGTGGGCATAACGTGGGGTTCGCTCTCTTTTGTTATAAAACGTGGTATCTTAAGTAGATTTGTCCATTTTGTTGTAAATCATGGTATTTTGTATTAAAATGCCAGGAATTCCCGAAATAAACTAATATTAGATGATATGCGAGCATTATGAGCATTTTTAAGGAATTTACCATTTATGTGCATTTATATCAGATTGCAAATTTTATACTGATATGTCCGTAATTACCGATTTATTATACTACACAACGATTTATACGCATTTGCCAAAGTTTGCCCTGGGCTGCCACCAGTATGTCCGGATTTATGCCTTATATCAGCATTTATCCAACTATGCCCCGGTATGACGTGAATGTGGCATTCACGAATGTGACCAAAATCACAGATCAACTTCCGGTATAAGCTGATATGTCCGAATTATCAGCATTTATACCCATTTAGTAGGGCGAACTGTCACCCACTATATCAGCATATTTCGGACATAAGCGACATATCATCATAATTGGGGTGTGATAGGCTAGAAGTAGGTCAAAAGAGGGCGGAAGTGGACAAAATCGGACATTCCCCCTCAAAGCTAGGCAAATCAGGAGGAAACGGGACGTATCCCGATAATACAGGATATAGCCGGTGAAATCCTCCTAAATCGTACATTGACAAGACAATAGTGGAGAAATCGGGCAAAAGGGGTGTGTCGCCCTTACTGGGCATGTCCGGCAATTCGGGCATATCCGGACAAAAGGAGACAAAAGTGATTACAGTAGGCGATATCCGGACAGATCTGGATATAATAGGAACTGCCTGGACAATTCAGGCAATAGCCCTTAAATGGGACATTCTGGACGTAGCGGTCTTTACGGCCAAATCGGACTTAATGGGATGGATCACCGCAGAATACGACATTCGGCGCGATAACATCCAAAAGGTGGAAAACTTCACAGATGCGGAGGAATCCACCCAAGACTACTGTTCTCGGGCATTTGGCATGTAAGTAGCAA